TTCTAGCAGACGTTGTGCCCTTCCTGGGCACCACCATGCAGACCGAGGAAGCAGCCATCATGGGCGGTGAGGCTGTCGAGTCTGCCAAGCGCGGTGACTACGGCACCGCTGCGCTGCAGGCCGGTGGAGCCGCGCTGGGCATGATCCCTGGCGCTGTTGGCACAGTTAAGGCCGCAAAAGCGCTGCCTAAAAATATGCCTGTTGGCTTGAGCATTACACCTGTGGGAGAAATGCCGACGGGTGCTCCAGGGCTTGCCGCGCAGCCCCTTGGCCCCAACTTGGTCAGCACCCGCCTGCCGACCGCAGTGAAGAGAACCGAGGATCCGCTGACCAGCAGGTTGGTGATTGACCTCCAGGCAACCAAGCAAGACCCCAATGCCTTTGCGTACAACATGGGCTTAATACGTCAATACCCCAACTTTGCCAGCAAGGCACGCAACCCTGACAAACAAGCAGAGGACTTCATCACTGAGGTAAAAAATAATCTGCTGTACCTGCACGATCAAGTGCCAGATGCCACGCGCCAGCGCAGCAAGCTCTGGTATGACGGCGCACGCACCATTGCCGACCGCTTCTCACTGGACTACGGCGTACCCGATCAGGCGGTATCTGGCGTGCTGGCCGTGCTCTCGCCGCAGAAGGACTGGTTTATGAATGTGTCGCTAGGCCAGCGCGTCCTCGACATTGCAACCAAGCAACAATCAACCCGCTGGGACTCCAGCATGGATGTAATTGCCAAGACCATCTTTGGCGATGCCAAATACGCGCCGATGGTCAATGCCATCCGGGGCAAGACTCTGGCCGAGGTCAAGGAGCCCGGCCTCAAGGCCATGTGGCTGCGAACCTACGACCAAGCAAAGAACCCACGCGAGCACCAGATCGTCAGCCCAGAAGGTGACTTTGTTGGCGTGCGCATGAACCAGGATGGAAAGACCCCAACACAAACTGGCTGGGGCTCGCTCAATGAAATCGGCAAAGCCATTGTCATTCTGGAAGACCCGCGCATTGACACGATCAGCATGAACCTTGGCCAGCAGCACAAGGTGCGCAACTTCTACAGCAACATCTATGCGCCCAATGACCCGGCAGGCCCGGTGACCATTGACACCCATGCGGTGGCTGCTGGTCTGCTGCGCCCATTGTCTGGCAACAGCCGCGAAGTGCTGCACAACTTTGGCTCAGGTGTGCTTGGTGAGGGTGGCCCCAAGAACAGCTCAATCACGGGCGTGCAGGGCACCTATGGCATCTACGCCGAGGCCTATCGCCGGGCTGCCCAAGAGCGTGGCATCCTGCCCCGCGAGATGCAATCGATCACTTGGGAAGCGGTGCGTGGTCTGTATCCTGATACCTTCAAGAGCCAAGCCAAGAACGTCGATCAGATTGATGGCATCTGGTTACAATATCGCAAAGGCAAAATGTCCCTTGAGGAGGCACGCAATGAAGTCTTCAGAAATGCCGGTGGAATCAGGCCTCCAGAGTGGGAAGGAGCCGGACTACGTCCTGGATCTGCTCAAGCAGTTCAACCTTCCGGTTACACGGGAGAACTACCTGGGGCTGGCGTACCCGGAGGGGGTGCCCCCAGAGCTGGAGGAGTCCAGCCTGCCACCGGAAATCAGACAAGCGTAACTGGGGGCCGTCGAGCTCCGACCTCTGGAGCTAAGTAATGGCCATTCCACAACAGTCCCTTGACCAACGACTAGGCCAGATCCTGCCGGGCTCTGCGCCCAGCACCCCCGCCGAACAGATACCCCTGGAACCCATGCCCGGCGCTGGCCAGGACACCATGGTCGATTTTGGGCCAGAGGCCGAGATCGGCACACCCAGTATGGAACAAGGCGTCCAGGTTGCTGGCCTTGCTGATGTTGCACTGCGCAAGCTGATCACCCGGCAGGCCACCAAGGCCGAGCGCAACTTGGTGCCAGAGGCTGCCAGGGCCATTGAAGGCGAGCTGCCTGCTGCCGCCAAGGCTGGCCGCTTCAAGCTAATCCCAGAGGCTGACCAACTCCTGACGGGTGAAGTCGAGCGTGCCGTCAGCCGCAGACAGACCTTTGGCATCACCCAGGGCAAGCCCGGTGGCACGCCTGATGAGCCATTCAATCTGTCTCGCTACCAGACCGAGGATGCCGCAGCCATTGTGGGCGGCGTGGCTGATGCGCTGAACATCAGAACCAAGGCGGTGACCTTTGACGAGATCAAGGCCAAGGCTGCCGAGTCGGGCATCAACGAGGCCTTCTTGTCCAGGCTGATCGGCAGCGATGGCAAGATGATGGCTAACGCCGTTGAGACCTACAAAGCGCTGGAGGTGCTGGAGTCCAGCGCCAACGAGTTGGACCGCCTGTTCAAAATGGTCAACAGCGGCACCGCCACCGATGTGGACAAGCTGGTGCTGCGCCAGCAGATCGCCTTCCACGGGTTGATTCAGCGCGGCGTGAAGGGCATCCAGACCGAGACCGCCCGGTCGCTGGCCGTCTTCCGCATCCCCCGCGATGGCAACGCTGCCATCGTGCGCCAAGTCATCGACGAGTACGGTGGCGATGCTGCCCTGTCTGATCTGGCCAAATCCTACCTGACGCTGGAATCGCGTGCAGCTCAGAACGCCCTGGTCGAGAAGTCGATGATGTCAAGCGTGAAGGATGTCTGGTTTACCACCTACATCAACGGGCTGCTGTCCAGCCCCGTGAGCCATGCCAAGAACGTAGTCTCCAATTCCATGTTTGGTCTGTACCAGATCCCAGAGCGGCTGGTCGCTGCTTTCTACGGCAACGTGCTGCCGCCAGGGGTGCGCTCATTCAAGGCGCTGGTGCCCGGCAGCGAGGCTGAGAAGATCGGCTACGACGAGGCGCTGACCATGATCCAGTCCATGCGCAATGGTCTGGTTGAGGGCTTTGATTTGGCATCAACCGCTTTCCGGAAGAACCAGCCCAACGATTTGATGAGCAAGATCGAGGCGCAGCGTGGCACCACCCTGCCGTCCATCAGCTCGGCAGCCTTTGGCATCGAGCAGGACAAGTGGCTGGGCAAGGCCATCGACTACTATGGCACCGCCATCACCTTGCCCGGCAGGATGCTCATGGCCGAGGATGAGTTCTTCAAGGGCGTGCTCTACCGCATGGAGATCAACGCCCAGGTCACCCGGCGCGGCAAGACGGTATACCGCGATGCGCTGGAGTCTGGCATGACCGAAGCCGATGCGCTGGCCAAAGCCGAGGCCGAAGCAATCAGCCTGTTCCAGAACCCGCCCCGCGACCTGGACGAAGCGGCTGTGCTGTTTGCCCAGAAGGGCACCTTTACTGCCGATCTGCCGCCAGCACTGAAGAACCTGCAGCAGACCTTCAACCATCCTGCCCTCAAGATTGTGGTGCCCTTCTTCAAGACCCCGGCCAACATCGGCCTGCAGGTCATCGAGCGCACTCCGTTTGCCCCGCTCTCCTCACAGTGGCGCGAGGAGATCGCCAAAGGCGGCGTGTACCGCGACATGGCCCTGGCCAAGGTAACGCTGGGCTCGGCGGTGCTGGCCACCTTTGCCGCCATGTCGGCCGAGGGCAACATCACCGGGCGCGGCCCAGAGCGCAAGGCTGACCGCGATGCCTTGACCCGCGATGGCTGGCAGCCTTACTCCATCAAGGTCGGCGACAAGTACTACAGCTACAGCGGCATGGAGCCGGTCTCTGCGCTGCTGGCCATCGCCGCCGACTATGCCGAGTACGCCAAGCATGAGACCGATGCCAGCAAGATTGAGGAGGTTTTTCTGGGCGGCACCTATGGCCTGTACGAATACCTCAAGGAGCAGCCCTACCTACAAGGCGTGGCCGATGTGGCCAAGCTAATCGGCACCACCCAGCAGGGTGCCGTAGACGGCAAGAAGGTTGTGGACGGGCTGGTCAAGCAGTTTGGCGGCTTTGTTATCGGCGGCTCTCCTGCCGGTGCCTACGGCTCTTTGCTGGCTGGCATTGAGCGCCTATCCGATCCCACCAACCGCGACACCCGGGCAAGCCCAGAACTGCCCATGGGCGTTCGCGGGTTTGTGGAGGCCTTCAACAAGTACAAGTCCAGGCTGCCCTACTTCAGCGCCGACCTGCCCGAGGCGCTCAACCTGTGGGGGGATACAACCAAGTCTGGCACCGGCGCAGCCTACGAGATGGTGCTGCCCACTCGCGTGACACCCCAGCAGTTCTCCGAGGTGGACGACCTGCTGATGCGCATGGGTTCGCCAGTTGGCATGCCAGAGCGCAAGATCGACGGGGTTGAGATGGACGCATTCCAGTACAACCGGCTGTTGACCATTTACGGCAAGGAGCTGCCAGCCAAGCAGGAGATCTTAAACATCATGCAGACGCCAGGCTTTGACCTGCTGTCGCTGGATGATCAGCAAAAAACCGTGCAGCGCGTGCATTCAAAGTTTATGGACGCAGCCAAAAATATGCTTCGGTCAGAAGAGCCTGGCCTTCAGGCCAAGATTGATGAGCTCAAAGAGCTGCGCAAGTCCAACGGCCTCTACTACAAACCTTAGCAAAACCGTACAATTACCAATCGGAAGGATGGGATTATGGCAATACCAATCAGCAATGTGACCCGCAGGCAGGTCTACGCACCCAGTGGCGCTGGTGGCGCTGGCCCTTATGCGTTCACGTTTGAGATCCTGGCCAACACCGACATCGCCGTCTTCAAAGACGACACCCTGCTGACGCTGACCACCCACTACACGGTGACCATCAACGCCAACGGCACCGGCTCGGTGACCATTACCGCTACCGGGCTGGCGCTGGATCCAACCAGCCCCGCTCAGTACGCCATTGTTGGCAACCGCACCATTTCCAGGACAACTGACTTCACCACGGGCGGTGACTTCTTTGCCAACACGCTGAACGACGAGCTCGACCAGCAGACCATCTTTGCCCAGCAGAATGCCGAAGGCGTGCAGCGTGCTATGTCCGCACCGCAGACCGACCCGACCAGCATCAACATGACGCTGCCCCGCGCTGCTCTGCGTGCCAACAAAACGATGGGGTTTGATGCCAGCGGCAACCCAATTGTCACAGACACCATAGGCACCAACCGTGGCAACTGGGCCGCAGGCACGCTGTACTACATCCGAGACCTCATCAAGGACACAACGAACAGCAACATTTGGCAATGCGTTGTCCAGCACACATCAAGTGGCTCACAACCGATTGGGTCCAATGTTGATGCCGCTAAGTGGGCTCTGCTGGTAGATGCTGCGGCTGCTGCCACAAGCGCCGCCAACGCAGCCACATCTGCGTCTGCTGCTGCCAGCAGTGCGTCGGCTGCTTCCTCATCGGCCACCGCTGCAGCGAGCTCTGCGTCATCTGCATCGACTTCAGCCAGCACGGCAACCACCCAGGCCAGCAATGCCGCAACGTCTGCCACCAATGCCGCAACGTCTGCCAGCGCTGCGTCAGTATCTGCCACTTCGTCCGCCAGCTCTGCTGCAAATTCCAGCGCAAGCGCAACTGCTTCCGCATCTTCTGCCACTAGCTCGGCCAACTCCGCCGCTGCTGCGTCCGCAGTGGTCTTGGGTAATGAGCCCGTTCGCCCAAGCGTTCGCCCATCACTCCTGCTCGACTTTGCCAACAGCAAAACACTCGACCCACGCATCACATTCACACGGGCTTCTACGGCCACTTACTACGACGGTGTGACCAGTGCTGTGGCGGAGCAGAACTTGTTTTTGCAAAGCCAAACGTTTGATAATGCTGCCTGGGCTAAAATCAGTGTGACTATTACAGCCGATACTGTTGCTGCCCCAGATGGGACAACAACAGCGGATACAGTAACACTCTCAGCGGGTACTGGAATAACTCCCCGAATGGTTGCGGCTAGTAATATAGCTGGAGCGGCATCAACAAGTGTTGTATCTGTTTTTGCAAAAGCAAACACACAAAATTTTATCCAGATTACCAACAACGCCGGTACTGCATATCATTGTAATTTTGATGTAAGCGCTGGCACGGTAGGCACATCAAACAACTGTACAGGGACAATCACTTCCTTTGGTTCTGGATGGTATCGGTGCTCAGTGGTGTGTACACCCACCAACACTGCTGATATTGCTGGGCGTTTCAATTTAGTATCTAGCAGTTCCGCTGTGAAAGGCGAAACGTGGAATCCGGTAGGAACAGAGGTAATTTATATCTGGGGCGCACAGATAGAGCAACGCTCTGCTATAACCGCCTACACGCCCACCACCACAGCAGCCATCACCAACTACATCCCGGTGCTACAGACGGCTGCGTCTGGTGTGGCGCGGCTGGAACACAACCCTATCACGGGTGAGAGTTTGGGGCTGCTGATTGAGGAGCAGAGGACTAATCTGCTGACTTACTCTGAGCAGTTTGACAACGCGGCTTGGACAAAAAGTGCAGCTAGTGTCACCACAAACACAATTGTTTCCCCAGATGGCGCATTAGATGGTGAAAAGTTAGTTGAAAACACAGCATTGGACAATCATCTCATAACTCAATCTTTGACAAAAGCTGCCTCTGCCATTACTTATACTCTTTCGTGTTATCTAAAAACAAATGGGCGTAATGTAAAACTTTTGATTGATGGCGGAACAAACTCAAATAGAGCTGATGCGCTTTTTGATTTAACATCGGGAACAATAATCGTAGCAGCGGCTGCTGTTGGAACTTTTAGCTCCCCAGTAGCATCAATAACATCAGTCGGAAATGACTGGTATAGATGTACTCTTACCGGGACTACCGGAACAGAGACAACCCTACGCTCCCGCATATGGACAGCGAGCGGAGTTTCAGATACCTACACAGGCGACGGTTTCTCTGGCATCTACATCTGGGGCGCTCAACTGGAAGCAAGTGCTTTTGCAACCAGCTACATCCCCACAGTAGCTTCACAAGTCACTCGCTCTGCTGATGCGGCAAGCATGACGGGTACTAACTTTAGTAGTTGGTATGCAGTAGACCAAGGTACTTTGTATGGTGAATTGGCAAAATTATCGGCTGCATCTGGTCGATTGCTTGAAATATCAGACGGAACATCAACAAATAGAACCTTGATTTATGGTTCAACAAATTTGTTATTTGATGTAAGGGTTAGTGGAGTAGATCAAGCAGCTATTACATTAGGTTCTGTTACTTCTGGTGTGTTCACAAGAGTTACGGCGGCATACAAGGTGAATGATTTTATTGGCGCAAAAGATGGAACATTAAGTTCAGCCGATACATCAGGCGTGATAAATCCCAATTTGACGCAAATGTTTATTGGCGCAGGAACTGGCAGTACTGGATTTCTTAACGGCACTATCAAGAAGATCGCCTACTACCCAATGAGAGTGACAAACGCTCAATTGCAAGGCATCACTACTGTTTAAGGAAAACAAAATGGACTACTACTTGTCATTCACAGACGAGGCCGCAGCCAAGGCGGTGTTGTACCGCATCGAAGGCGCAGTCGAGGCCAACGAGGAGCTGGGCGTCGAAGCGCAACCAGGCCATGAGGTTGCCAACTTTGCGAACATTGACACCATCGGCGTGATCTACAAGCCTACTGGAGAGACCACAGAGCAGGACGGCATGACCGTGCCTGTGATGCAAGCCATCGCTGGCTGGCATGTCAACGTCAGGCTGGCCGAAGGCGAGGACGGCAGCACGCTTGCACCCTTTGCCGTCACACCCACAACACCACTTCGCGTCTGGGGATAAACCATGGCATCACTTACCGGTAACAAACCAAACCAGGTGCCACTGAACGCAGACCTGGGCCAGCAGGCTTTTCTTGACCGACCCTATCGCAAGGTGCAGCGCCAACTGGCGACAGCATTGCAAACTACGTTCACCATCACCGGCGGGTATGCGCTGGGGTTCATTGACGTTTACAAAAACGGGCTTAAGTTGTACTCCACAGAATTCACTGAGACCGACACCACCACCATCACATTGACGACGGCTGCAACACTGAGCGACAAGATGGAGTTTGTAATCAACTGGGTGTAATTTTGAAAAACAATTATGGCAACCATTGACGCAACAGACGCACGTTTAAGCACGCACGAGGAAGTCTGCGCGATCAGGTACGATCAGATTAATGCCCGGCTCAAGCGCATTGAGGGCATCATGATGAAGACGGCAGGCGTGATGCTTGTATCAATGTCAGGCACAATTTTCGCAGCGATATGGATTAGCAGGTAGCAAAATGATTGATCCGCTCACCGCCTTTGCTGTGGCACAAGGGGCCATCAAAGGGGTGCAGGCCGCCATCAAGATGGGCAAGGACATCAACAGCATCAGCGGTGACCTGATGAAGTTCTTTGAAGCCAAAGACGTTGTTGCCAAACAGTCGGTCAAGAATCCCAAAGGGTTTGGCCGAAGCGACACGGCGGTGGCGTTTGAGACTGTGATGCAGCTCAAGCAACTGCAAGATGCTGAGAACGAATTGCAGCAGATGCTGATCTGGTCGGGCAATGACGATGTCTGGAACAACTTGATGCTGGAGCGCAACCGTATGGTTGCCGAACGCAAGAAGGCAGAAGCCGAAGCGGCCAAGGCTAAAGCGATTCGATCAGAAGAGATCAGCGACATCATCAACTTTGCGCTGTGGGCGGCACTGGTCGCCTTGGTCATTGGGCTGTCGGCATATTTCACTTGGCAAATTGTGAAGGACGCATGAGCGAAAAACCAGAAACCGTATTGGACAAAGTCCTCGGGTATGTGGACTCGCCGTTCAAACTGTTTGCCGTGCTCATCATGGGATTTGTCGCTTTTGCCGGGTACTTTTTGTGGGAGAACCAGGACTTCTTGCGGGACGCATACAAGGAGTCCAGGAAGCTGCCAGAGGTCAACACCAGCCGGGTTGATGACGCTGCCGCCATGTTGTTTAAGCAGACCGGAGCTATTGTGGTGGCCACCTTTAACGTAAACCCGCTGTTCAACTCGCGGGTACTGTACCGGGCCTACAGCAAGGACGGCAGAGACAAGAGCGTTGAGGGTATCGACGTTGGGCTGTTCTCGCAAAACGCCGCGAACAACGCCGATGTCGTCAAGCTGATGACTAACGAAATACCCTGTGGCGAGTACCGGTACGCGCAGTCAGAGGTGGGCCTGTGGTACCTGGAGAAGGGCGTGACTTACACATGCCGCATCAGTGTGCCGCCTGATAGCCACCGCTTTGTCGGACAGATCACAGTCGGCTGGTCAACGCCGCCAGAGAAGACGGAACAGACCAAGTTTATGCTGGAAATAGCCAGCGCCATGCTAACTAAAAGGGGCAACTGATGTTAACTTTGATCTCTACCATCGTGTCATTCCTCATGGGTGGCTTGCCCAAGATCTTGGACTTCATTCAGGACAAGTCGGACAAAAAGCACGAACTAGAACTGGCCAAAATGCAAACGGAGCGGGAGCTTCAGATGCTAGAGCGCGGGTATGCCGCCCAGGCCAAGGTCGAGGAGATTAGGCTTGACCAGATCCAGGCCAGCGCGGATGCCCAGACCCAGCAGACCCTGATCACAGCACAGCAGTCAGAGATGCAGGCGGTCTATGCGCATGACATCAGCCTCAATGAAGGCACCAGTACCTGGATGCACGATCTGCGCGCCAGCGTCCGTCCGGTGATCACTTACGGCTTCTTCTGCCTGCTGGTGGCCATTGACATTGGCCTGTTCATCTACGGTTGGAATCGGGGCGTGGACTTTAAGGTGCTGGCCGACATGCTGTGGGATGCGGAGGTCGCCACCTTGTTTGCCAGCATCATCGCCTTCCACTTTGGTGGCCGCGCATTCGGGAAATGAAGATCTCGGACCGCGCCATCCAGATGATTAAGCACGACGAAGGCGTGCGGGTCAAACCCTACCGCTGCCCTGCTTTACTGTGGACTGTGGGAGTTGGCCATGTCATTGACCAGAACCACATCCGGGTGCCGCTGGATGAGCGCAAGAGCCTGCCGATACCCGCTGGCTGGGATCGAGCCCTGACCATGGAGGAGGTGAATGCGATCCTGGCTAAAGACCTTGAGACTTTTGAGCGAGGGGTACTTCGACTTGCTCCTGTTCTGGCTGGCCATCAAAGTCGGTTCGACGCTTGTGTCAGCTTCAGCTTTAACGTAGGCCTGGGCAACTTCCAGCGCTCGACAATCCGCATGAAGATCCAGCGTGAGGACTGGGAGGCCGCAGCCGATGCCTTCCTAATGTGGACAAAAGCCGGGGGCAAAGAGCTCCCCGGCCTTGTGAAACGCAGGAAGGGCGAGCGAGCCCTGTTCCTGTCCACGCCTACTGCATCGCTCCCAGCGCATTGAGCCGCTTGCTGTAGGCAGCGGTGTGCCTGATGCGCTTCACCAGGTCAACCCTCTGCAAAATGACATCGTTGGCTTCGCGCAGCTCCTTGAGCGCCGTCATCCGATCACGGGCTGGTCGCTTGCCTGCCTTGGCTGTCTTGTCGGCCAGATCCTCATAAGCGTCTTGCCACTCATCCAGGCCTTGGTGGATTGAATACGGCTTGTTCTTGCCGGGCACCTTGAGCGGGTAGCCCACGGCAGCCACGGCCTCCTCATCCTGGCCGGTGTCAGGCAGCGGCTGCAGCTCGACATGCTTGACCTCGGCGTGCGGGATCACGGCTAGCACCTCGACCGGCTCTAAGTCAACCGTGTCGGCCATGGCCGCGGCTATCTCTCGCGGGTCTGTCGTCATCCCAGGCCTGGACACCATGTCAAGCGGGTTGGCTGGCTTGGCCACCGGCCTGGGCTTGGCTTCGTCCGGGTAGTCCTGGGCCTCCTCGGCGGTGATCAGCCCCTTGAGAACATCGGGGAAGGCATCGCGCAGCGCGAACCCGCGAGCTCGCATCTGCATCATCCGCTTGGGATAGGCCGACCATGGACCCTGCTTGCCCCACAGCCCGGCTCGCTTGGCATCCTCGACGCTGAACCGGGCAGTCACCGGCTTGCGCCCCTTGCGCTTGGCCACGCAGACGGCCACCGGGTTGGTGGTGCCCTCGCCCTCAAAGAACTCCTCGACATCTTCGCAGACGCTGCTGGCCTGCACCAGCGCCATGGCGGCATCACCGTAGACGCTGGGCTTGCCGTTGATCACGGCGATGTTCTGGAGCGCCTGCATGGGTGCCAGCCCCATCTCCATGCCCCACTGCACGCACACCAGGATGTCCTGGGGCTTGCCCTGGTAGGCCTTGGGCACCATGCTGCTGTTGGCCAGCATGTCCGAGAATGTCATGGCCTCGGTCAGGGTGGTTGGAGCGAAGCCCCGGTTAGTGGTGGTCAATTGCATTTTGGTCTTTCTCGGACAGGTAGGTTTGCATGGTGGTGAAGATGAGGTTGCTCATTGCATCGACAAAGATCTCGGCCTTCTCTTCGGTGGAGTCGGTCACATTGAACAGGGCCACAACGGCCTGCTCATAGGCTTGCTTAATGGCAGGCTTGTCGGGCAGGTTCATGTCTGCCACTCCTTGATCGACAGAGTGGACTGGCGCACGCTGTAGGCGTCCTTGGCAGCCACCAGACGCGCAGGCGCTGCCTTGTAGTTGCGCATGGGCCAGTTGATGACATACTGCCCGGCCCGGCCCCGCTCGGCCGATCCCAACTGCGCCTTGATCAGCTTCTCGGCCTCCTCAATGCTGGCCTCGGCGGCCCTGATCGCGGCCTTGTTTGCCACAATGCCCTTGGCCAACTCTCCCACATTGCCTGGCAACTCAACCTCTTCCTTGCCTGCCGCCATGGGGTAGATGCGATCCAGCTCTTTGCTGCTCGCGGGTGGGTACCAGTCAATGGCCCCGCTCTCCCGGTAGGTCTGCAACTTGTGCTCAAACTCCAACACCGACCTGACGATCTCCTTCTGGGTGTCGTGGTGGGTGGCAAAGAGAAACACACGCAGCTCAATGCCCTGGTAAAGCACGCACACCGCGCCCCACTTGTGGCCGGTAACCAGCATCTGGCCCTGGAGCTGGATGGGGCCACGCGCCAGGTGCGGGGTCTCCTCGGGCATGGCCTTGGTCAGCTTAGCCTCCAGCACGCCTGGTCCGAAGAGCTCAATGGAATCCTGGCCAACCACATAGATGCCATTGTCCGGATCGGTGGTGACCTCCTGGCCAAGACCGTACCCTATGCCGTCTAGGCTGCACGACAGCGCAAAGCTGCGGTGGGTGTACGCCACGTTGATCTCGGTATTGAAGTCGGTGATGCCCAGCCGCTTGGCTGCCTCGGTCAGAATCACCGGCTCCAGGCGGTTGCCCCAGCCCATGGCCTCATTGCCAATGTCGGGCCGCTCCTTGCCGTCGATGGCGTTGATGCTGAACTGCAGCTCATCGTTGGGGCTGCTGTACTTGCTGAAGCCCATGAGGCCTGGCAGTCTGCTGGCGCTCATCTCTTTGTCGTCTGTCAATTTGCCTGCCATTTTTTCACTCCTTGTTGGTGGCTAGGGAATAGACGCGCACCACACGGGCGTGCGCCTGGGGATGTGCGGCCTCGGTATACCCGATCCGCTTGAACTGCTTGGTGCGGAAGACCGCGCCCAAGACAGATGGATGGACACCGGGCGGCACCTCGATGTAGGCCCGGATGTCGTTGATGCAGACCTCACCCTGCTGCTTGCAGATGAGCACAGCTAGTGCCCGGCAGCGCTCCAGGAAGTGGTGGTCTCGATGCTCAAAGATGTCGAGCTGGCGGTCGCGCATGTCGCGGCCAGCGGCAAGGTTAGGAGCCAGCATTAATGCTTTCCCTGATCTTGATCCGCTTGACGAATTGCTGCACTTTGAGCTCGGCCTTGCGCTCCTGCTTTGGGAGCCAGCCAAACCTGCGCCATGTCAGCTCGACGTTAGTAGCGGCAGCGGGTGTGTAAATACACCCTTCCAGCAGGTGCTTACTGGGGAAGGTGATCTTGACATCCATGGGTTACCCCGTGATGATGATCAACAGGGCGATGCACACCAGGAATGCTGCGGCTGCAGCAACCCTCTCTCCGAGGGTCTCCTCTGGCTCAGGCAAACACTGCAGGTAGTGTTGCCGATGTCTTGCGCTATACAGGGGTTCATGCATTGTGGTACTCCAGGTTAAGGCGTTGCAGAAGGTTGGAGGCCTGTGTCGGCCCCCAGGTCACATTGCCACGGGGTGTGGCTACACCGCGAGCCTCAAGGGCTGCGGCAATGTCTCTCAGCGTGCTGGCACCAGACCGGGCGATGATGTCTCGCACCACCGGGCCGACCTTGTCAGCGTACTTGTCGGCTTTGACCATCACGGCCTGCACGCCCAACGCAGAGCCGATCTCAGGTGTCGGGCAGCCCAGGGTGCGGCCCTGTGCCTTGACCTGTGCCAGCGCTGCTTTGGTGCGCTCGGAGATCTTGCGTGCTTCCCACTCGGCAAACACGGCCATCATCTGCAAGAATGTGCGGTCAGCCTCGGGCATGTCAGCGCAGACGAAAGGCACGCCAGACTCCAGCAGGCCAGAGATGAAGTGCACATTGCGAGCCAGGCGGTCGAGTTTGGCGATCACCAGCATGGCCTTGGCCTTCTTGGCGGTGGCCAGTGCTGCAGCCAGTTGTTCGCGGTCGTTCTTGCGGCCAGACTCAACCTCAGTGAACTCGGCGACCAGCTCGGCTTGGCCAATGTGCTTGGCCACGGCTGCACGCTGGGCATCCAAACCAAGGCCAGACTGGCCCTGGCGGTCAGTGGAGACCCGGTAGTAGGCTACGAATTTGGTGGTCATCTTAAGCACCTTTACCAGCAAAAGCTAAACGCTCAAGGTAAGCATCCTTGCCAGCCAAAAAGGTTCTCTGTGCCCATGCATAAGCCAGACCAAATTGATTGAACTCTCCGACAATGCGGCCATCAATCCAAACCATGTAGTGGTTTTTGCCGAAGTGCTCGATCTTGACGGCAAAGCCGGTGGCCTTGCTATGCAGTAGGGTAGTTTTGTTTGCCATGTTGAACTCCTGTTGGCTTTATCTGCCTGTTGAACATGGTGTCAGTGTATCACGGTTTGTATATCGCTTGACCAGCCCCTAAACGGGCAGATTCGTAGGTGCTTACCCTTAGATCGCAAATAATTTGCAGCCGGGCCATCCTGCCCAATATAGGGGTGATATACACTTGTCGCATGACTACACCCAAACTCAAGCCCTTCTTGATGCGCTTGCACCCGGCTACCAGGGAGCTGCTGGACACTGCCGCTGCCGACCAGCACCGCAGCGTGTCATCCCTGATTGACCAGTGCGTGCGCGACCAGCTCATGCCCAAGTACGGCGAACTCCAGCCCCGGCTGCAGCGCTTCCTGTCGGGGGTACGCCAGCCATGACCTACTTTGACGCAATCAAGCTGCTTGACCGGGTCAAGGACGGCGTGCATTACCCGGACGAGGTGGTGGCCGAGGCTCTGGCCATGACCGGCGACCAGCAGCACGCGACTCAGGTGCCCTGCCCTGAGATCGAGGAGTTTGTCCAGGCTCTCAGGCAGGCAGGTGCCCTGTGACCAAGTCAATCCTGGCGCTTGACTTAGGCACCACCACCGGCTGGGCCTGCAGGCCGCTGGACCACACGATCGTGCATGGCTGGGCCAGTTTTAAGCCAGGCCGTTATGAGGGCGGCGGCATGCGCTACCTGCGCTTCAAGCAGTGGCTCTCTGAGCTCAAGGGCACCCTGGGCGGCGAGCTGCAGGCGGTGTACTTTGAGGAGGTGCGCAGGCACGCCAGCACCGACTCAGCCCATGTCTACGGCGGCCTGATGGCCACTTTGACCGCTTGGTGTGAGCACCACAAGATCCCTTACCAGGGCGTGCCGGTGGGCACCATCAAGAAGCACGCAACCGGCAAAGGCAACGCAGGCAAGGACGACATGATCGCGGCCATGCGGCTGCGTGGCCACCCAATCACTGACGACAACGAAGCAGACGCGCTGGCGCTGCTGCACTACGCACTGGAAAAGACCGAATGAAGCTGACACCCATTATTAAAAGCGAAGTGCCTACGCATATGGTACGGTTTGCCAGTCTGGAATTGAACCGTAAGACCAAGCAAACCCTTGGCGCATACGTGGAGCGCGAGAAACGCCCTAATGAAGTGCAAGCACCAGACAACAATCTCTGGCAGCGCGGCCAGTACAAGACAGGTGACGGTGACCACACCGCCCAAGTGCCGAGGGCGGGTAGTCTGAGAGCGTTTAGTTTGCCATCGAAGGGGAACCGGACATGACACAACCAGAAGCCTTGCGGCTGGCTGATTATTTGACATGACTAAAGACGACATTGCGCGTATGGCGCGGGAGAGCGACTTAAACCGCGTATGTGGCCCACTAGACACGCTGCTTGACTTTGAATGGGGGTATTTGCGTCGCTTTGCCAACCTTGTTGCCGCTGCAGAGCGGGAGGAATGTGCAAATCTGTGTGAGCAATGGGATGCAAGCCACCCTGACGTACTTGCCACCGCCATCAGAGCAAGGGGAAACACATGACTGACAGAGAAGTACTTGAACTTGCGGCGAAGGCGGCGGGGTTTGGTGACCCGCAAATATGCTGGACTGAAAGCGAGTACCCACCAAAGTCTGGAAAGCAGGGTGCCTTGTGGAATTACGTTGGACACATGGACACTGCTGAACTATGGAACCCCCTCACCGACGATGGCGATGCGCTGCGGCTGGCGGTGCAGTTGGGGCTGTTTATACAGATCAATAGCGGCAGTGCAACAGCATGGAAATGGCGAGGAGAAAACTGGTACGAACAGGCGTCAGATAACGCAGACGATATGAGTGCAACAACCCGCCGTGCCATCACAAGGGCAGCAGCAGAAATTGGAAGGAACATGAAATGACTGACTTAAGACAAGCCGCGCAGCAGGCGCTGAAGGCGTTGGAAACTGCCGATGAAGTTGGTTTCTGGGAATTGCAAAAGACGGCCATCACCGCCCTCCGCACCGCACTGGCACAGCCAGAGCAGGAGCCGGTGGCGCATTACCACCCGCACAATGGCTTTTATTGGGCAAAACCTACAAAAATTTCAGCACCAACTATTGTTTCCGTGCCGCGAATGCCCCTCTACACCACCCCTCCCGCAGCAAAGCCAGAGCCTATGCGTTTGTACGTTGAAGACTTTGCAAGAAGGTGCGGTTGGGGAAAAGACAGCGGGGAAGGTGCGTTTGAATACGTACAAAGAAAATCGTATGCACAAGGTCTTGAAGATGCCGCCGCGCCCGCAGCACAGCGCAAGCCGCTGACGGGTGGGGAGATTTACACAGCGTACATCACCGCTGCAAACCAAACACTACGCCCACAAGACGAACGGATTGCGTTTGCTTTTGCCCGAGCCATCGAAGCCGCCCACGGCATTAAGGAGGGGACATGACACAAGAACGATTGACGGCCCTTGAAGATGTTGCTGCCTTGGCAACAATTGGGGCGACTTATCCGGAACTGATGCTTTATTTGCAAGCTGAAATGGCGAAGTGTGAGCAAGCCCTTGCAGCACAGCCAGAGCAGGAGTTTGACTACAAATTAGCTTTTGGTGAGTGGTTGGACAAAACAGAGTGGGTGCAGGAAAAGATAAATAGTGGGCACTTAGGGGTGCGCTATCTAGGGATGCACAGAGCGGATGTACTGCGCGATCTTGCGTATCCAAATACGGTGACAGGTAAAGCCCCGCAACAGCGCCCGTGGGTAGGTCTGACGGATGAGGATATGAAAGACCCCAAAACCCACATCCTTGATTTTATTTATGGGGCGAGATGGGCAGAAGCCAAACTAAAGGAGCGCAACACATGAAAATAGCAATCAGTGAACTGGAACATCTGCGTGAAGAGATAAAGAACTGCCACCAGATCATTAAAGACTTTCAAATGAAGCGTGAGTGGGTAGGGCTGACGGATGAAGAGATCACTGAAATATACGAGATGGGTCTTGGAGTACGAGCCAGCGTTGAGACTGCCTTGGACAAAATTGAGGAGCGCAACAATGGATGAAGACAAAGCCTATTGGAGCGAAGA